AAGAGTAGTATCAAATAGAAATGCATCCAAAACCGCAGTATTACTTGTAGATGTATTTGTAAATGCACCAGAACTATAATCAAGTTGGCGAATTCGTGTTGTTCCCATCTTTGTAGAATTATAAGTATTTGCAGTTGTACTTACAATATTTGCTAATGGAACACAATGAATATCATATGTGACAGAAAGAAGTTCTGGATCAAAAAGTGCAATATCAGCAGCACCAGAATTTGCATGAGTTATTGTTTCTAAGCGATTTCCTGCGGTAAAATTTGTAACCTTAACACTATTACCAAAATTTGGATTGATTGGAAAAGAAGTTTCCGTTAAGATATCTCGGCCTTTTCTAACATCAACATAGTTTGTTCCGATACTTTCATATTCATAACCTTTCACATATGCTTTACCAGCGTCTAATGCAGCAGAAACACGATTTCTATTGTAGATCGTTTGTGCAGTTCCATCTCCCAAAGCAGTATCAACAATCATTGAAGTTGAGTTAGTAATCGAAGAAATAGCTGCATAAGTAGTCGTTGCAGAAGATAAGTAAATTGAATCTGCGACTGCAAATTCATTTTCAAAATCTGTCAACACACCAGTAATTGTTGTATCAGTAGATGCGGCCGTTGTTCCTGTTGCTCCTTGATGATTAATTATTTCAACTGGAAAAGGTTTAATCGTATAATCCCCCGATTCATCATAAGTTCGTCTTGCAAGTGTCTTTTCAATCTCACCATAAACTGGATATTTTACATGTTTTGTTGGAGTTCCACTTGAAACTCTCATCAATTCTATGAAATTTGAATCTGCATTAGCTGCAACTGGATCTGTCGAAGAAGTTGTTTTCTTCGCAAGTGTCAGTGTAATTTTAAATCGTGTTGCTCCCGGCGCATTTGCATTTGTTGTTCCGGCAGATGGATCAAGAAGAGATGTGTCTGAAGTGCTATCAACAATTGCTTCGGTTGTTGTCAACCCAATTCTATATGTTGGTGTGTTACTATATTTTTCAAGAACAAGAGTTTGAGGAAGACAAAGAACAAAAAATCCATTAACAAAATATACACCACGATTGATACTAACAATAGATGCACCACCTGTATGTGAAACTGCTGCAATAGTTGCAGAAGTGGCGGTTGACCCTTCCAAATAAATTGTAGCGCCAGCAGAAAATGCAGTTCCAGAAATGAATTTGATAATAAGAGTTGGTGCATCCGAACCAACCAAATCTATCGCAGCTACAACTTGAGCTCGAGTAGTTCCTGCACCAACAGTAACGCTGGTATCCGAAATCACTCCATCTGCAAAGAGGGTTGCAGTATCAGTAGTAGTCAACTTTAGATAAGTAACTTCTGTGTCTAGAGTTACTTCACCTCCAAGAACTTTACTACCATCCTTGAAAATGTGATCACCTAAACGAGATGACTGTTTCTGTAGAATTGTTTGTAATTGAGTAAGTTCTCTTCCTTGAACTGCATAGCCTGGACGGAATAGAACTCGTAAAAACGCCTTATCCTCATCATAATCATCATAATAAGGAGATACATTAAAATTAGTTGTTACATTTGCCATTTATAATACTATTCTTTAGAATTCGATAATGAGTTTAATATCTTCTGTTTGGTCAGATGCACGAGCAACTGGAGCACGATTTTCAACATAGATAATATTTCCAGAACCAATCTGCATTGAACCATTTGCAACATTTGTTAATACAGCAGAACCACCAGTGTAAGTAAAAGTTGCTATTGCGTTAGTTACTCCTGTAGTACTACTCGCAACATTTGTAGTAGTACATTGCCATGATCCCGGCTTACCATCATATCCTGCACTTGCATTTGCACCATTTGTAATATTAACAACTCTAATGGTTTTTGCAGATGAATTCACATCAACAACATATGCAGTTGCACCATTTGCACCAACGGCCTGAGTTAATGTAATATCACCACCAATTGCGGCCGTATTTGAAATATACGTAAACGTTTTTGATTGTGTTGCAGTATCCGATGTATAACGTGTATATGCACCATCTGTATTAGGATCTGCCAACAATCCAATTTTACGAAAATCATTGGTTGTGGTAAATGCACCAGATTCATCCTGTGTAAGTTTTGAATTGACCATAACAAAATATCCACCCAATTCACTTACTGGATCATATCCATGTCCTCCTTTTGGTGGAATAATTGGAGTAATATCTGCAAGAGTTCCTGCCCCAGTTCCTTGTTGTTCAACTATAAGAGTAGCGGTTGTATAACTGTTACCAGTACTTACTACCGTAACACCCCCAACTGCATCTGTATCTGAACTATTTGCAGTCAAAACAATTTCTGCACCATGACCATCCCCATTTACTCTTGCAAATGGTGCCACGTTTGCAGTAATTGTTCCAGATAATGCTGGAACAGTTGAATCTAAAGTAAGAGTCATATTTGGTGAAGAATAGGCACTATCAACAATTTTTCTTACATAAGTAGTACCACTAAATGTAAAATATATCGATGAATTATTGTAATAATCATTTGTTGTAAGAGTAGGACTTGCCATAGTTAATGTTACACTTTCTTCAGAATTTGTAACCACTCTGTTATTTTCAAAAGTATATCCTGCTGTTAAAAATAAAGAACATTTATGGGGAGTCTATAAAGATATACTTATTCCAGCTTGTAGATTTCTTACAGACGTTCAAGATATAGGAGTTCCTTTTGATAAGAATAGATTATCTAAAAGTACTGTACTTATGCAAGAAGATATAGATAATGCAGTAGCAAAACTATATGAGTTTGATAGTGTGAAAAAATTTGAAGAAGTAAAACTAAAAGAATTTAATCCTAATAGCACAGTTCAATTAAGGGAGTTATTATTTGACTTTGTTGGATTAAAACCTACGGGAATAAAAACAGGCACAGGAGCACACTCTACAAATGCAGAAGTACTAAATCTATTAGCAGAAAAACACGAAATACCTAAACATATACTTGCAATAAGAAAGAAATCAAAGATTAAAAATACTTATTTAGATAAGATTCTTCCCCAGCTTGATACAGACGATAGACTAAGAACAGGATTTAATATTCATAGTACAACGTCAGGAAGATTATCTTCTAGTGGTAAAATGAATATGCAACAAATACCTAGAGATAATCCTATTGTTAAAGGTTGTATTCGTGCAAAAGAAGGCAATAAAATAGTTGCTATGGACTTAACTACAGCAGAGGTATATGTAGCTGCTGTTCTATCAAATGATAAAAATTTACAAGGAGTTTTTAAAGAAGGCGGAGACTTTCATGGTTCTATTGCTAAATTAGTATTTAATCTAAAATGTAAGGGCGAAGAAGTATCAGAGTTCTTTCCTACCCAGAGACAAGCAGCTAAAGCTGTTACTTTTGGAATAATGTATGGAGCTGGAGCACATAAAATATCTGAACAAGTAACTAAAGATAGTGGAGAACCTTTTAGTAAGCATGATGCACAAGTAGTTATTGATGGTTACTTTAAGCAGTTTAATAAATTAAAACTATGGATAGACCGTTCTTCTAAATTCATTGAAGAAAATGGATTTATATACTCATACTTTGGAAGAAAAAGAAGATTACCAAATGTAAAATCAGATAATAGAGGTATACGAGGTCATGAGGTAAGATCTGGACTTAACTTCTTAGTTCAATCAGTTGCTTCAGATATTAACCTTTTGGGCGCTATTGATGCACATAATATGTTGAAAGAAGTGCCTTTTAAAGCAGACATATTTGCTTTAGTTCATGATTCAATTCTTGCAGAAGTTGAAGAAGATGCTATAGATGCTTATAAAGTTCTTATAAGAGAGTGTGTACAAAAGGACAGAGGTTTAAGTATTCCGGGCTGTCCTGTAGGTTGTGACTTTGATGTTGGAGAAGATTACTCCTTCGGAAAATTTGCAAAAAAATATGATATATGATAAAATAGAGTTTCCAATATTTGTAGTCCATACCGATAATATCGAATTAATAGATGGTATATTATGGATAGACAATCAAGTATTAGATGATCTTAATGTGGAAGGAAGTACTTTGGGAAAAAGAAGGTTGCAAAGCCCTATGAAAAGTATGTATCCTTTAAAATATATGTTAAATGATATAAAAGAATACTTAATACATCAAGGAAAACATTATATAGATACTAAAGGCTTTTTCTGGACAAAGGAA